AAAACCTCAAAGGCAGACAAAGAATTATATTCGTGAGGTTTATGAGTATGCTAAAAATCAATCAAAGTGGGAAGCAGCAAAAGAATGGTGTGCTGATAGAGGATATGAGTTCAAGGTAATCACAGAGAATGAACTTTTTTAGTTATAAATAACTAAAAAGACTGCGATAAAAATGGGCGAATATTATACATATGCTTATCTTCAAAATGATGGATTGTCATATTACATTGGAAAAGGTAAATGTCGCAGATTATATGACCATAGAGGAAAAAATTGTAATCCACCAAAAGATAAAAATAGAATAATAAAGTTAAAACAGAATCTTACTGAAGAAGAGGCATTTAGACACGAAGTTTATATGATTGCCATATTTGGCAAAAAATGTGATGGGACTGGTATGTTAATGAATATTGCCGATGGTGGTAATGCTCCTCCTAAAATGTATGGTGATGATAGTCCAACAAAAAGACCAGATGTTAGAGCAAAAATAGGTGCGGCAAATAAAATAAAATTAAAGGGAAAAAAAATCCCGAAAGAGGTAAGACAAAAACAATCAAATACTTGGAAAGAAAAATTAAAAAATAATCCAAGACCAATGTCTTACTACACAGAAAATTTAAAAAAAATGGCAGAAAGAAATAGAAATGATAAGGAGAAGCATAAGCGACATAGTGAAATGATGAAGGGTAGGCCAAGTTCCAATCGGAAACCAGTTCTTTATGATGGGAAAGTGTATTTGTCTATGACCGAAACTATAGAAAAAACAGGACTTTCTAGATATCTTATCCTTAAAAGAGGTGGAAAATTTATCAATAAGGATGAGATTAAGTAATGCCGAGAAAGACTCTAAAAGATAGGGGAAAAATAAATCGTATCAGTCCTCTAGTAAAAAAACTTATTGGAACAGAAAATTCTGACGACTTAATGATTGAATTAATGGATATTTTGTCCGAAAGTAAAGAACCTCCAAAAGTTGGTAAGTTTTATATCTTTGTTTATAATGCTAAAACCACTGGCATAAGATATGATCAGAATCCTCTTGTTGCTGTAACTAATGTATTCAACTGGGGATTTAAAGGGTTAAATTATCATTGGGGAGAATCTAGACAATATACATGGGATGAAATTGCTGGAGGAATGTATGAGGTTTATAATACGGAAATTGAAGATTTGCGAAGACTGCCTTTTAGTAACATTAGAACTAAATAATTAGAAAACATAAATGTCTGAGCCACTACGATATCCACTAAAGAAACTTGATAAATCTGATGATTATTTAAAGATTGATATTTTAGACTATCAAGCACCTGGTCTTGGATTTTCTCCAGGTTCTTTGGCTTTAGCAACTTCTGATGATGTAGATTATGGCAAAAAAGTTCCCATAAAAACAATCATTCTTCCTATTCCAGATGGAATAGGGGATAGTAATGGTGCTCAGTGGGGTGAGAGTGGTTTTAATCCAATTAGCTCCGGATTAATTAGTGCTAGTGCTGAACTTTTAAAAACCAGTTCAATGGGAGAAGGAATACAAAAAATTAAAGATCTGACGGAAAAGGTTACTAAAGCAGCAAAATCTGGAACCGCTCAACAAAGAATACAAGCAGGAGCAATAGGATTAGCAGTGAATACTCTTTTCAATTCAAGTATAAAACCAGGAGAACTTTCATCTAGGATTGGTGGGATTGTAGCAAACTCAAATATCGAACTTATATTTCAAGGATTAACTTTTAGACCGGGTTTTACTTTTGGATTTGATATGGTTCCACGTTCAGAAAAAGAATCGAAAGAAATTAAAGAAATTATTAGGGCATTTAAAATCAACAGTGCAGTTAAAAAGGGGGCGGCATTTGAAGGTGCTGCTGGATTATTTTTAACTGCACCAAATGTCTTTAGAATTCAATATATGAGTGGTGCAAATCCACATCCATTCTTAAATAAGTTTAAAATTTGTGCTCTCAAAGGTATGAGTGTTAATTATACTGGTTCTGGAACTTATGCAACTTATGCAGATGCTACTCCAGTTCATATGATTATGACTTTAAATTTCCAAGAACTTACACCAATCTTTGCAGAAGATTATGATAAGGGTCCAGGAGCAACAGGAGTTGGATACTAATGTCTTACTTTAGAGAATTACCAAATCTAGAATACCAATCATTCTTATCAGACCGCAAAGCATCTGATGAGTATTTGACTGTTAAGAATCTATTTCGTCGTGTAAAACTTCGTGACGATTTACAAAATGTCTTTACAATCTTCGATAAGTATCAGATTGTAGATGGTGCTCGTCCAGAAACAGTAGCAGAAGAACTTTATGGAAGCACTCAATATGATTGGGTAGTTCTTGTAAGTTCAGGTATTACAAGAGTTAGGGACCAATGGCCACTTTCTGATAAAGAGGTCTATGATTATGCGGAGTCAATCTATGGGACAGATTTAAATGCTGTTCATCATTACGAAACTACTGAAGTTAGAGATAGTAAGGGTAGGTTAATTCTTCCTGCAGGTAAAGTTGTAGATAAAGATTTTTCATTTGTTTATGCAGAAGTTGAAAAAAATTACAGTAATAGTTTAAATAGAATAAGTTATACTCAAATTACTACTCAAAGTTCTGATATTAATTCATCTTCAATCACGGTCAATTTGACAAACATTAATGTTACTGTTGGAGATGAATTGGTAATAAATGGGACTTATATACCTGTTGTATCTTTTACTGATAATATTACCAATAATACTAAACAAATTAATTTATTTTCACCAATTCCTACCAGTATATCTCAGGGATCTACTTTAACTTTTAAAGTAAAAAATACTGTTCTTATTCAAAAAAATCCAGTAATTGGTGTGAGCAACTATGAATATGAAGTCTTAAAAAATAATGAAAAGCGTAGTATCTATGTCCTTAAACCAAGATATCTACAACAAGTAGTTACAGATACAAGAAAAGCGATGACTTATGATAAATCATCGCAATATGTGGATAATAAATTAATCAGAACTGAAAATACTAGAGCATCAAATCCCTAAAGTATCATTCTGCCAACTTTGCAAAGTAACTCAGAGTATCATCTTCATCGTCTTCATCATAAGAAGAAGAACGAGTAGGAGTCAGATTCTTGAGTTCGGTGCGAAGATCATCATCAAGTTCCTTCGCAGGACCACGAGAATAGGTCTCTTCTTCTGCAACTTCTTCGTCCACACGACGAGAACCTTTGGAACCCAGTACATACTCAAGACGCTTTTTCAGTTCATCATAGGTCTTGAACTGATCGGGAGCAACGAGTTCAGCAAGAGAATACTGCTTCTTCCAGATTGCTTCCATCTCATCATCATCGTCCAGTAGAGCACCTTGTGCGGCAAACTCACTGGAGTCATAGTTGCGATAACCAGCAACGTTCTTTGCCTTCAGTTTGAAGTTAGCACCTTGCCAGAAGTCAAAAGGATCAATAGGAGTTTCGTCTTCAAACTCAGGTTGCATTGCAGCAGTAATCTTATCAAAGATTTTCTTACCAAACTTATAAAGGAAGACTTTACCTTCGTTCTGGGGATTAGATGGATCCTTTACAACATAGATGTTGCTTACATAAGTCAGTTTACGCTTCTGCTTACGGGCAATCTCTTTACCAGCATCAGTACCATTGTTCCAGAGTTCAGAATTTAGTTCCGACACAGGATCCTTCTGACCCAGAGTGGTCAGAGAGTTCTCAATATACCAACCACCAGAACCTTGGAAGGCATGAGAGTACAGTTTCACAAACGGCAGATCTTCACCGTTAGGAGCAGGAAGGAAACGAATGACGGCATAACCGTTGCCACTCTTATCACATTCGAGTTTCCAGATACGATCATCGCCAGATGATGCGCCATTATTCATTTTTTCAACTTCCTTGACAAGTTTAGCAGTCAGGGAACCAAGTTTGGATTGTTTTTTAAGATCAGAAAAGCTCATTTTGGATTTGTTGGGTAAATTGGATGTTTTGGATTTACTTGGATAGTATAGCAAAGACGGTCTCACTTGTCAATGAATTGCTTGAGAGACTCAATGGTTTTAGTCATACTACCAAATAATATATTCATATCAGTTTCTGGTGGGAATCCCATCAGGGCAACTGACTTGCGTAGGTTCTCTTTCATCTCAACAGCTTTGGGGTCGTCTGAAAGAGACAACCTAGTATACATCACTCTTTGCTTTTCTAGCAAGAGTTCCAGTTTTTCAATGTGTTCCAGTTTAGTTTCGCGGGACATTGCACCAAAAGTCAAAATACTTCCGTAAATTTGCTCTTGCAACTGATTGATTTCTTTCAGTTCATCCTGAATAATATCGGAATCAAAAAAGTTACTCATTTATAATTTCCCTTAAAATCTTTTTAAACTGGAATACATCCGTATTTAGGAATGGTGTGTATTTTTTGATTTTTAAACTTACGGTTTCCCACACTGGATCCAAAAGTTTTTTATCAAAAGTTTTTGAGAAACCAAATATTTTGTCGTAAATTACTAAGGTTTCTAGTGATAATTGCCCGCTTAGAAACTTTTTGAGGACTGGTGGATGCCCTTTGGAACAATTCAAGGCATCCTCTAATTTGGTCTCCAAGAAGAATTCGTTGCTTTGTTCCTTGAATAAGTAAGTCAAACTCTGTTGTCTTCGCATCCAATCTGCGTAAGTCCTTTCTCCAGAATTGATAATTTCCCCAATCCATAAGTTACCAGGGGTGTCTGCTGCTACAAAGTTTGATACAAGAAAATCTACGACTTCTTTATCAGAATACTTTCTCGAAGTTTTTTCGAACCAGTATTTGTCACGACGTTTGTTGAATGAAGTGATACTAGCACGGGTCTTCGCACCGTATTTAAAGAAGTCGTATTTTGGGTTTGTGAAATGATTTTTAAGTGACAAATAATGTTGATAAGTTTCAAATGGTGACACAATTATAAAGGCAATTTTGCTCTCGAAGTGCGTTTCATAAAATTTAAATTAATCGCATCATTTTTAAGTTTTTCTTTAAGTGGTTTAGAAATAAGTTTAGTGACCGATTCAATTTCAATGCTATTATATTCGCAGTACATTACTATACCATCAATATAGTTGCATTTTTCCCTTGCAACAATATTCTCTATTTCTAGAGCAAACTTGGAAGGTGTAAGAAACTTATTTTCTATAACTTGTTCTAATTCCTTATTTGGTTCCATATGATTCCAGTTTATCTCTAACAAACTCTCTAATGTATTCGGTGAGTAGTTTGATGTACTTTGATTTGTCTCTTTCTTCATAGACGACACATTCTCCATTTTCGCAAGCCATAATGATTACAAGTTTTTTAACTGGAAT